TCGTACTTCCAACGCACTGGCCCTGATTCAACACTGACGATGAACGGATTGCCGGCAATGCCCGCGTGCGCCCCGTCTTCGTCTACGAAAGCGAACGTCTGAATCCGCCGTGTCGAGCCGTCCGTGAAGATCAGGAAAGGCTGCTCTCCTACGTCGTTCGCGCGTTCAACCGTTGTTATTCCGAGTGCCATCTTATTCCCCTACACGAGCGTGATATTGGCGGCCGTGATCCGCGCGACCTGATCATCGAGAATCACTTGATCTGCGGGCGGTGCGGAGCCCGTTAGTATTTGGAACCGGAAGTTGAACATGCCGGTCACCCCCATCGCGCGTTCGATGATCTCGCTCACGATCACGTCGGCTCCAATAGGCAAGTTGTTGATGTAGTCCTGAACCACAGTGCCCACTTCGGCCGCAACCGTGGTGGTGTCGAAGCCCCCAAGTACACTGATTGACGCGGTTACATTTTGGGACACGAGTGTGGGCGGAAGGGTGTATACCTGAATGCCGCCGGCCCGAACCCCCGGATACACGAGCGGATTCAGCGGGTCGCCGTCTACGACTTTTTGCGTCTCTTGAATGAGCCCCGTGTAGTAGCGGTAGGTCATGCGCACGGCGTCGCCCGTGCCGAGTCCCGTGGGGTAGCTCGCCGCGGTGAACACGACCTTGCCTTGCGCGGTATTGAAGTCGTAATCCACGCCGATCACTTGAACGACGTAACCACCGCCCGTATCGACTTCGAGTATGAAGCTCCCGTCGTCACGAATGGGCTTCTGCCCTGAAAAGGCTTGCACTTCCCCGCCTATAGCCGACGCGATCACCACTTCGGGCGTCGTAATGAACGTATCGTCAAATTCGTCGACACTGCCCGACCCATCGTCGATATAGAGCTGCACCGTCCCGTCTGGAATGATGGGCTCTTTGAGGTTCGCAAAGAGCACTCGCCGGCCGTCAGCCAAAGTGACGTTGTTCGCGAAGCTCTCGATAGCCGTAGGTGTCGCGCGGCTGATCGCCTGAACGTAGGCGCGGATACGCGCGCGAAACGCCTCATCGCTCTCCCGGTCTTGCGCGTTGGTAACCGCCGTGCCGTTGGTGACCGTGGTGACGCCCGCGATACGACTCACGAACTGCACGATGCTTCCCGCTGCGACGTTGCCCCGTGTGCCCGCTTCGATGGCGACCACGGAGATTGCCGCGGAATCCGTATTACCGGCGAGAATCGAACCCGCTGCGGTCGTTTGGTACTTGATCTGCCCCTGAGCGTCGACCGCCGCCACAATGGTCCCCGATGGGATGGCGGTGGTGCCTATGATGCCTGGACGCGAGAAGACGACTGTACCCGACCCCTTCAGCGCTTCGCGGCGCACGACCGTGCCCGGTACGATCTCCGCTGCGCGAGCGTCCAGGTCGGAGCCGGTGGCCTTGTCGATCGCGAAGAGATCGCGAAGCCGGCTCATTTGGAAGTATTGCTCCGCATCTTCCGACGCCGCCGCCGCGATCAAATGGTAGATCACGCTGTTGAGGGTGAGCCCGGTAAGGTCGGAGCGGGCCACCACGCGGGCCACCATATCGCGCTGAATCTGTACCCGACTACGGGGTTGAAAAACTGGCACCTAGCCCCCTTCTCCGCTGGCGGTGCCAAACGGCAGAATGAAATTGATCCCGGTGCGGTCCCCCCGGAGCCGCGGCGTGATCTCTTGCGTCAGCACGTCGTCTTCGAGCACAACGCGAGAATCCTGAATACCCTCTACGCGAGGATCAGCAAGAATGCCCTCGCGCAGCGCGAGCGCGGCCAAGAGCATGTACTGAATCGTGCCTTTAGTGCCGACGTTGCGACGCACGCCGACTTCAGGCACGTAGGTGGTCCCGCCCCGCTCCGTGCGCACGGTGATCTCCGTGCCTTGGATGACGTTATCGATGCCTCGGATCAGATCCACGTCCGTGAGTGATTGGGCGATCCGCAGCTCTAGCTCGTCCTGTTGAGCCATGATGGCCGGGTCGAGCGCCATATCGATCCCGTACAGCGCCTCTTCGGGCGTAAGGTACGGATTGCTAGGCGAAACCTGGCCCCCCTGAACCCCTTGTCTCACTGGAATCAAGATCACATCCCCCGGCGCGAGCACCCCCGGCCCGCCCCCTTCGGCAATGTACGGATATTTCAGGTTATTCACCAAGATGATTAGCTCTTCAGGCACCCCAAATGAGACCGAAAGACTCAGAATCGTCTGGGTCCGGTCGAGCCGTTCCCGCCGCACGCCTCGATACTCCGATGCGTCAATACCTGCTTCGGCGCCGGAGCCTAGCGTGAGCCGGGTTCGGGAGCCGATGGTGGCGCCCGCGGTATTGTTCGCCAGATCGTCTTCTGAGAGCCCCTGTTCGCCCTCGTAGCGCTCTAGCGTGTCTTGGATGGACGACGGCCCGAACTTCTCAGGGATGGCTAAGATGCGGTCCAGGGCCGCTTCTAGGCGTCGCATTTGCCGGGACGCTTCTTCTTCGATGGAACCGGGCGTGAGCTGAGCCGTGCTGTTGGCTAGCCGGTCGGCTGCAACGGCGAGATCCGTCGTCACGTTGGCCGCCAGCTCTAGGGGGTAGTTGATGAGATCGCGCGTGCCGTCGAGCACTTCCCCCACGCCGTTGATCAGCTCCGCAGACTGAACCAGAACCGACTCGATATCCTGTACCTTGCCTTTGATACTGCCAAGCACGTTGGAGACTTCGGCAAAATAGGACCGCGCGTCGTGAAATGCGGCGCTGAGCGCACGCACGGCCTTGGGAAACCCCAAAAGATTCGTGGCCACCGCGGCGTCAGCGACCACGGCCAGCGTAATGCGGTAAGGATAATGGAACCGGGTGCTCTTCGCGTCGCGCGGGGTATCAAAGCTCCGCGGAACGACCACGAAATGGTCATCGTCGCGCATCGAATGGAAGATCAGCACGTGCCGGGCGGCTTGCTCCGGGTCTTGCTTGATCCGCGAATACTGTCGGAACATTTCGCGCAGATGGATGAAGTGCTCATTGCCCGAGCGCGAGCCCTGATCGCCGCTGAACGAGGGTCCGCGCTTTTCCTTGAGCCCGAAGGTGCCCTCGATGGTGATCTCACGGATGATCTGACCGTTCTCTTCGGCCACGACGCTATTATCCTCTGTAGGCGTGAGCGTGCTCTGAAAGGGCTCCGAAAGCATGTACTGCCGGGGATTCAGCGCGAAGCTATGCACAGCGACGGGGCGATCAGGGCGCAGAATGTCGCGCAGCTCGAAGACGAATCCCGCCCGAAACCCCGTACGAACGTCGCGAAGCGGCGCTACGGCGTCCCCAGCCGGCCCCACTTGTATATTCCTTGGGCTCAAGGAGTTGAGCCCAGCCCCGCGTTCCCTCGCCATCGCTGGCCTAGCTTACCCTCGCAAGGGGTTGGTACGCCACGTTAGCGGCTCGATTATCCTTTAGACGATAGGTGTGGCGGTTACGGTGGGACCGGGAGTCGTCACGTCCACTTCCCATCCTGCGAGGTAGGTATAGATCGCATTGCCGATCGCGGTGGCCTGAACGGACGCGTCGGTGCCGGCTTCGGGGGCCTCAAAAATGGTTTTCAACGCGTCTTTGAGCGAGCCGACCGAAGCGGTGAGCCTTCCGGGGGGCGCGCTAATAGCGGTGGCCGGGGGCACCGGGGTAAACGTGGTGCCCGCTACCAAAGCCGTGCACGCGTTTTCGAACGCTTGGGCAGCATCGGCCGCAGTCGGGAAGCCCCCCACCGGACTGAGCGGCGTGTAGGTGATTTGGGGGGTGAAAATCGTGGCGCTACTGGCGCTCCCGCCAACGGCCGATGCTTGCCAAAGCGTTTCGATGGCATCGGCGGTGTCCGTGTAGCTTCGAGACTCAGGCGGATTGGTCCAAAGGCCCGTGAGCGCGTCGATCAGCGTTGCCGGCACCATCGCCATGGCTAGCTCTTCTTTGTCTTGCTCAGGTCGGAAAGCAGGGTCGCGTCCATCGGGAGCGTCGGCACATCGGAAGGCCCGACGCCCGTGGGGTGAATGTGATCATTGAAAAACGTCATGAAGCTATCCCCCAAAATGACCCGCTCATCGGCGCCTTCCCCTAGGTCGACCCGGAGCTGCCCGCCGTCTTTGAACACTTCGAGCACGTCTTCATCGGCCCCCATGGCGATGGTGAGCCGTTGCCCCTCTTTGACCCGCATACGCACGTTCCCGCGCGCGGCTGCGGCGTCTTCGGTGGTCGAGTCTTCGTAGGCGCCTGTGGTATCAATCAAGATATCCCCACCCCCGTTGATGCGCACTTCGGTGCCTTGGTGGTGAAGGTACTGCTCTTCCTCGTACGCGAGCCCTTGATCCTGCTCGCCTTCGGTCCAGCCGTCCCGGCCATCGGGGCTTTGCAAGACCTTGCGATTCGTCCTTTGGTGCACGAGCGCGCCCGTAATGATCGGGAAGTCAGGGTCGCCTTCAACGAACTGCACGATCACCATTTCACCGTCGATATCATCGAACGGTGTGGCGGTCCCTTCGAAGCGGCCGTCTTTGCCCTGGACCTGAAAGCGCACTTCGTTCTGTCCCGATATCGTGCGCGTCGTGGGGCGTGGAATCCAAGGCTTCGCGTTGTTCACGCCGAAGGTCGTCTGCATGACCGGCACGTTCAGCAAGAGCTGTTGCGTGCGCACCAAGAGCACATCGCATTCAACCTGATAGCCCCGCCGGTTATCCTCGCGCCGTTCGCCTTCGGAGTCGTAGGGCGTGTACGTGCGGTACACGAAAGCCCGGTAGAGCCCCAAGGTCGGAGCCATGGGGTTTGCGGGGTTGTCCCGGTTACGGATATCGAGCCCCGATTGAACGACGGTCCCGCCGCGTGTCCTTGTCGTTTTGAAACGACTCATAGCGTCCCCGGTGCTTTGGGCGTGCGTCCCGGCGCCACGGCGATGGGCAAGATCGCTTCGAGATTGTCTTGCGGAAGAGATACCGCGGCTTGCGTCGTTTCGACTTCCTTATCCGCCACGGGATCTTGGGATTCCCCGGTGGCCACCTTAGTCGCTTGGGAGCTAGGCCCGTCTTTGCCGGGCATCATGGTCGGGTCCGCGGGCTTGGCTAAGGCGGCGATCACATCATCGCTCTCGGCGTTCACATTCTCCCCCGGAACAATCGTTTGGTACTCGTCGATCAAAGCGAGATCGGCGTTGCGCTGAGCGAGCCGACTCTGCTCTTCGATTGCATCGAGCGCGGCGGCATTGGCTGCGGGAGTCTCGTACTGCGCATAAAGATGCGCCAGCGCGCTCACGCCATCGTCATACTCCCCATGCGTCACGGTGATCGTGGTACTGCCGGGGCCGGGGTGGCTCCAATTGTGATCGACCCCTTCGACGTAGTACGTGATCGACCCTTCATCCCGCAGCTCTTGAATGCGTTGCCCGATGCGGATCTCAGGGAACATGCGCGTGGTCATGATCGTGCCGCTGAGTTGGAAGGGCGCGACGCCGTACCAATCGTGAATGCGTTTGAGCCAGTTGGCCGCAAGCCGGATGAAGTTGGTGCCCTGGCCTTGCTTGAAAAATGGTAGGAAGTTGGTGTTGGCCGTGTACGGTCGGAGCCCGTGGCGCTGCACGGATTCGACGTTGATGATCGGGATGGCGCCGGGCTTGAACGGTTCAAGGCCCATACTATGCGTTTGCGCTTGCGTTTCGAACTGATCGCCAAGCACGCTGCCCGTGATTACCCAATAATTGTACCGATTCGCGGCACCGCCCTTGGCAAGATTGCGGCTCCGCACGTCGTTCTTTTCGAGCTGGCGCACGCGGGTCTGATCCCAGCGATTCGTGTCCCCTTGGGTACGAAAGATGCGCTCGCGTAGGTAGAACGCGGGACGCATGGCGCCGTTGTGCTCAGGGTGTGGCGCAAGGTCGACCCACATTTCGTTTAGGACGCCGTTGCAATACTGTTGGAGTAGATCCCAAAGCGCACCGCCGCTCTGTTTGTTGATATCGATGATACTCATGGCTTCGGTGATCCCGTTGCCGTCATCGAACTTCTGAATCGTGCTGAAATTCATCGTATCGTAAATGGACTGCGCGCCGGAGACTTCGGCGAGTGACTTCGGCAAGCGGTACTGTTTGCTCGCGAGCCCGCCATTGCCGAGCCAGATATTGATGGCTTTTTTCACAATGCCATCGGCCGTCCCTACGTACGGATCGATGTTCGCCGCTTGGTACATGCCGAGCACCAAGTCTAGGTTGTGCACGGCAAAGAGACTGATCAGCGTCTTGGAATCTTCGAACACCTTGCCAAAGTCGCGCCCCGTGACCGTATAGGTCTCCGTGCGTGTGCCGGTATCGCTGCGCACGGTGCTCTCTTGGATCGCGTCGACCATCCCCCAAAGCACCGGGATGCCTTGCCCGTCTACCAAGTAGGTGATCCGTACCCACGTGCCTTCGGGATTCGAGAACAGCCGGTGCCACGTCGTGGTGAGGCTTCGCGGCTTCTTGATCGTGATCGAAAACGAGCCCGACGCGCCGCCAAAGCTCTTGCTCGTGGACACGCCAACGATACTGCCTAGCAAGGGGTGGGCGTCTTGAATGGTGCCGTCGAAGTTGTCATCGGAGTGAAACGAAACGATGCACCGCGTACTCGTTGCGCGCGGGTTGTAAACCCTTCGATTCGAATGCACTGAGGCTTCTGGCATTAGTTTGGACCCGTGAATTGCTCATCGGGCGGAAGGCTCTGTTGCGCGTCTTCTTCAAGCGCTTCGGCGGTCTTGCGTGCGTGGTACGCCGCCTTGGCTTTTGCCAGATGGGGGGAAGCCGGCTCTGCGCCCCCTTGTAGTACCTCCACGGCTGCGCCAGCGCCGCCCTTTTGGTAGGCACGCACCGCGCGCGCAAGCATGCCCTGGTTCTTCTCTTCGAAGTCTGACTCTTTCGTACCCCACTTCCGACTCCCTGGACCGCCGCCCTTATTGTCTTCATCGCTGCCGAACACGGCGTCTCTAAACGACTCACCCAGCTCGTTGACGATCACGGTGCCGGCATTGACGCTCATTTCGCCGACCTTCTTGTTGAGCCCCTTCATGCCCCCTTCGGAAAACGCTTTGACCAACTCATCCAAGCCACCCACCGCCGCGAAAACTGCATCTGAGAACGCGGGCAGCGTCGTCTCAGCGAGCCGGATCTCTAGCTCGTCGATCTTGCGCTGCGTGGTGGCGAGCTTCGCCCCCGCTCCGGCCCGACGAGCGGTCATGCGCGCCTCGTGTGCGGGTGCTGCGAACGCCCCCGCGGCACCCTTGCTCCGGCCCTTGGCTTGTGCTCCGGCGGCTGCGGCCCCGGCTTCCGTGCTCAGTAGGTCGCCCCCGCCCATGATGCGATTCGCGGCTTCGAGATAGGCTTGCGGCCCCCCGAAGTCGATCCCGAGCCCGCCTAGGATCTGTTCCATGCCGAGCGCGAGCCCTTCGGCGTCCGTGGCACCCCCCGTATCGCGGAGCATCGTGCCCAAGTTGTTCATGACCGTCTGCGGTTCGGCTTCCGCGAAGATCCGAGCTTGCATGTAGCTCTTGTCCCCGAAGCCACCGCCGGCCATGCCCGCTGCGCGAAGCCCGATCGCCGATGCGGGACCGCCCCCCTTGCCGATGCGGCTGAGCGCACCTTGCGTGCTCTGCGCGGCCTTCACGCCGGCCATGCCTTTGAGCCCCATATTACCCATGACGGTCACGAGTGCGTTGGCGCTCTCTGTGCTCAGGTTGATCCCCTGATTGCGCATCGATTCGACCCAGCCGCCCATCTGCATGAAGAACTGATCCATGCGGCTTTCGCGAATGCCGACTTGGAAGCCGGTCGCGATCGAGTCTTCGAGTAGCTTCCTGGCGTTGCCCGTACGGCCCCCAGCCGCACCCGCACCGCCGATGACGGCACCCGCGGCTCCAAAGCCCCGCACCTTCTCCATTTCCAAGAGATCGGGGCTGATCCCGGCAAGCGCACCGCCTTTGAGCCCCGTCTGCG